CGTCCCAGTGGGAGTGGTCGGTGTCGCCTTCCGGGGTGGAGTCGTCGTCGCCGTCGCCGTCCGGGTCCCACGCCAACGGCGTCAGCACGTTCAGCGGGCCGCTTCGAGCCTGACCTGCGGGTACAGCCGCAGCACCAGCCGCAGCAGGTACGCGGCCAATCCCGACGATGCCGGTGATCAACCCCACGTCGAGTGCCTCCTGCGGGGTGAACCACGTCTCCGCGGCCATCAGGTCCCGCCAGTAGGACGGCTCACCGCCAGCGGTGTCCGCGTACACCCCGGCGAGTTGCCCGGAGATGGTGTCGAGCCGGTCGGCCATGTGCCGCATATCCGCCGAGCGGCCACCGCCGTCGGGAGCGAACGCGTCATGGATCATCAGCTGCGACGTGCGGGCCATCAGCCGCTGCTCACCGGCCATCGCGATCACCGACGCACCCGACGCCGCGAGTGCATCGACCACCGTCGTCACCCCTGGCCGTGCGACCAGGGCGTTGTAGATCGCGTAGGAGTCGAACACGTCCCCGCCGCCGGAGTTGATGTGCACCTCGACGGGGCCATTCACCCCGCCGAGCTCGTGGATGAAGTCCTGTGCCGTGACTCCCCACGCGCCGATCAGTTCGTAGATGAGGATCTGCGACGGGCCGTCGGCCGTGTTCGTGATCCGGTACCAACTGCCGCCGTCACGTCGACCACGTGTCATGTCGTTACTGCCTTTCGGCTCGTTGGCGTACAGGGCGGCTAGCTGTGCCTGCGCCTTGGCTTTGGTGTCATGGCAGCCTTCTGTCTCGCCGGTCGCGTCCTTGAGGACAGCCCACCGGCTAGCCGGGCAGGTGCCGCCGCCCTTCTTGATGTGCCAGGGCATTACCGGGCCGCGCCGTTCCCGTTTCCGTTCGCGCCGGCCGGGACCAGCGGCGGTGTGAAGCCGTTTGACGGTGGGGGACCTGCGCCCGGCTCTTGCAGTTGCACGCTCAGGCGCCCCGTATGCACGAGGAGGGTCCAGTCGTTGTTCTTCACCGCAAGGACCACCGACTCAGGGGTCCATCCGTCCTTGACGAGGGTGGCGAGCGTCTGCGCTTCCTGCGTTTGGATAGCCGCGATGTCGGATGCGTCCTCACGCATGAACGGGATCCGCGCGTCATACCAGAGCGACGCCCCACCCATCGGCGCCCCGCGCCGGTCATGGGGCTGCCCGATCATCGGCTGCAGCGACGACGCCGCATTACCCCACAGGTGCGCCATCGTCCCGTCAGAGAACCGACGCCGAGCCTGATTCATGTTGCCCGCATTGAGGGAACTGCCCTGCAGGCCCTCCGCGAAACCCACCCAACTAGGCGGCACACCCGCGGCGGACGCGAGCCGCGACTCGGCGCGGCCCTGCACGATCGCGTAATCCATGTCCTTGAAGTTGTTACCGACCGGGGTCGGCGACGCGCCGCCACCCAGATACAGCGTCTTCCACGCGTGCGCGACGCCCTGGTGCTCCTCCTCAAGCAGTTCCTTGAACGCGCGGACCTTGTCGATGTCGATCGACGGGTCGAAGCTGATCGCCAGGTTCGGCGTCGCCGCGTTCTCGAAGAACTTGTACTTGTGCTCCGTCGAGCCCATGTCGCCCTGCAGCTCCCGCAGCACCGGCGTGATCCACGACATGCCGAGGAAGTGCCGGTCAGGGTCGGGCACCGGCGCGTAGTGGCAGATCTGCTGCGGCTGGAAGAACCGGATCTTGCCGCCCGGCGGCACGAACAGATACCCGACGACGGTGGTGTCAGCGGCCATCGCGGGGTTCTCCGCATCCTCCTGCGACCCCATCACGATGATCACCCACGACGGGTGCAGCCGATGCAACGTGTCGCCCTTGCGGCGGGTGTAGGAGTTCCCCGCAGCCGACGCGTCCCATTCCATCCGGGCCAGCAGGTCCGCGGTCGTCCCACCCGGCCACGGCTGCTCCAGCACCTTCAGATCCGTGGTGCCGAACAGGTCACCGGGCTGCGCACCCGTGAACCGGGTCCACGCGAAACGGATCTGTGAGAACACCTGCATCCGGGCCAGGACCAGGGAGAACACCGGCCCCGATCTGCGTGCCGCCTGGTCGGCCGACCACGCGATTCGCTCCTGGTCGAGCGTCGAGTACGTGGTCTGCAGCATCGGGTAGTTGACGCCGCCATAGGAGAACCACGACGCATACTCATCGAGGCTCAAGTTCTTCGGCCGGGACAGCCCAACCTGCGAGTTGACCCGCTCCAGAAGCCCCATCAGGACCTACGACTCACCTTGCGTGCCGCCTCAGCCTTACGGGCCTCACGCCACCCCTCACGGGTCGCGACAGCGCACCACACCAACGCCAACCACGCGACGGCGGCCACCCGGAACGCGACCCAGCCGAGCAGGAAGAACGCGCCGGCGATCAGCGTCAGCAACGTCCGGCCAGCGTGAACCTGCCGCGCCTGCGCCGTGATCCGCTCAACCGGGACACGGTCAAGGATCGTGCTCGTCATAAATCTCCTATCCCAGCAACGCGAACGGCGTCATCGGCTTATGGGTCGCCAACCCGAACAGGGCGTCAGTCGCGGCCACAATCGGGCCGATGTCAGTCGAACCCTTGATGTCCCAGGTGTGCGCGTCACCGCGCGGCCGCTTCTGCGCGGCCTCGAGCGCGACCTTCATCGCCGGCTGGTCGTAATGCCGCAGGTACGGCGCATCGCCAGCAGCAGCAGCGATGAACATCCCGTACGCCTGCCCGGACTGCGTCAAGGTCAGCGACGTCAGGATCACGCCGGCCTTCTCGACCGCAGCCTTCTCGACCGCGGCCGGGTCCTTGTCATTGAGGATCACCGCGACCGGCTTCCACTCATCGCGGAGTTCCTTCATCCGGGCCGGCATCCACGACGTGCCCCGCTTGTACTCGACAAGCTGGACCCACACCTCGCCGCCGTGCTGCCCGGCGACCACGATCGACCCCCACTCAGCCTCAGGCCACGACGCGGACAACGCGAACGCGAACGGCCCATCCGGGCGCCCGTCAGCGCCGCCCCGGGCGTCCCACGCCACCGGGTTGATCGGCGGCGGCTCAATCAGCGCGACATGCTGGCAGAGTACCTCGGTGCGGAACACCTGCTCCGGGTCCGTCGCGAGCGCGGCGAGGATCGACGCCTCACCGAACGCCGCGTAACCGAGCGCCGGGTTCGCCTGCCGCCACCCAGCCCGGTCGTCCATCGCGCAGCCCGGCGGGGCCGACCACTCGAACAGGCCAAGGGACCGTTCGCCCTCGCCATGAACCGTCGCATAGCCCTGCTGCCGGAGATGCTCAAGCACGATCGACATCTCGTCGCCCGCATTGGACAGGCACAGGATCTGCGGGTTCGGCCGGGCCATCGTCGTCTTCGTGACCGCGCCCCACGCATCCCACGTCTGATGCTCGCGGAGCTCGTCCAGCAAGACGAGGTCACCCGATAAGCCACGACCGCCGCGACGCGACGCCGCAGCCACCTTGTACCGCTCCCCCGTCTCCAGCCGGAGAGCCTTCTTGCCGTTCGTCCGGTCCACCGCAGCGATCTCCGCCGCCAACTCGGGGACACCCTCAGCCATGTCGACCGCGCCGGTCCACGCCTCCTCAGCGACGTCGAGGTTCTGCGCCGTCCCGATCACCAGGCTCGCGCCGTCGACATACATGCGCCACAACGCGAGGATCTGCATCAGCGTCGTCTTGCCGTTCTGCCGCGCCACCAGCACCACGGCGGTCCGGAACCGGTACGAACCGTCCGGGAGCAGCTCAAGCAGGTGGATCAGTAGCCACCGCTGCCACGGGAACAGGTCGATGCCCAGCACGTCCCGGGCGAAAGCGGCAGCCTCGAACCCCCGCGACGTCCGCGGCGTCAGCTTACGAAGCGGAGGCGTCCACACCCTTGGTGTTTCGGCGCCGAGCAGAACGGAGTTCCGCGAGACGGCCACGAACCGCCTCCTCCACCCCCAGCGCCTTCCGCTCAGCCGGCGCACCGCCAAGCGACTTCAACGCGTTCGCCAAATGCGGCCCGATCCACCCGATGGCCTTCTGTGCGTCGGCCATCGCCTCAAGCGCCTCGATCCGCTTGTACAGCGAATGAGACGCGTCAGACACGTCCAGATCCGCTAAGCGCTCCGCGAGGAGGTGCGCGTCCTCGATCGTCTGCGCATACCGCAACGCCAACGCCAACATCGCCCGGTCCGCGGGATCCAGCCACCCCATCGAATCCGCCGCAGCCTGCACCGCCGATACCAAGTCGAGCGACCCCGGCGAGTCCAACCGCGTGACCTTCCCTCGACCCGCCACGCGTCACCACCTAGGGGGAGGGCCAACGGGGGGAGAGGTTTGCTCAGTGGCGGTCGCGGGAATCCGGACAGACCCGTCCAGACCCCGCCCCCCTACCCGCTCAAACCGGATAGGGCGAAGCGCTGATGTCTACCAGCTTGGTAGGGAAAGCGGCTGGCGTCGTCGTTGGCCTCGCCATGGTCCGTGCTTGCGTGCGCGTGCGAGTGCGCCGCGTCTGGCTGCGTCGTGGTGGTTGCATGCCCAGTGGCATGGGCCGATCCATGCTGTGCC